CCCACGGACGTCGCGGAAGTCATCGGCGCCGACCCCTACGGCATCAACCGAGCCGCCAGGGAGAACCCGGAAGGGCTGGGCTTCCCGGTGATCATCATTGGCAACCGGGTGAAGATTCCCCGGCGCGCCTTCCTCTGGTGGATGCAGTACGGCAGGGCCATCCCGGAGGGCGTCCTGGAGGTCTATGCCGGCATCGAGGAGCGGGAGGAGGTGAGATTGCAAACATGAACGCGCAGACAACCACCGACCCGCGGGTGCAGGCGGACACCGTGGCCACCCTGGCCAGACAGATCGCCGCGGTGGCCACCCTGATGGCCTGCCAGGCGGATGACCTGGGCTGCGGGAACGATGCCGCCCGGGCAGACCTGACCGAGCTGCTGACCCTGCAGGAGGGGCTGACCCGGACGCTCAGCCGGCGGGCCCACGACCTGGCGAACGCCCTGGCAAAGCAAAACCCCGGCGGCTGAGGCCAACAGCACACCGGGGAAAAGGACGACATCGGACACCACTCCGACGTCCCATTCTACCACACAAGACCGACAAATGCAAGAAAGGACGAGGACACCATGACCGCACAAGACCGCGCAGAACTCCGCGAACTGCTGAACGCCCTGAAGTGGGCGGCTGCCGCCCTGATCGTGGGCGCTGGCTTCCTGATGCCGCTGTGGCTTGTCTAAGGCGGCACCTGACAACTGAGACGAAAAAAGCGACAAGAAAGGACGAGAGACATGATTCTGAGCAGCACTGACTACAAGGCCATGACGAAGATCGGCGGCAAGGCCGCTGTGGAGTTCGTAGAGGCGAACGAGTGGGAGACTGAGGTGCTCCGCTGGTTCCTGTCCATCAGCGTGACCGCGAACGCCGTCCAGGACAGCAAGCTGATGTACATCTGGAATAGCATGAGCGGCTACGACCTCGGCGAGATCTGCCGGCAGTGGCTCGCCTACGGCTGCGGCCTGCGCACCAAGGATGTGCTGGATGCCATCACCCGGGAGAATGAGGCCCCGGCGCCCAGCATCGCGCACGGCGGGGAGGTGTGAGCATGGCCACCTTCAGAGAGATTGATGAGGCCATCCTGGCCCTGACCGACCCCGAGACCGGCGAGATCCTGGACGTGCAGGCCTTCGAGCAGCTGCAGATGAAGCGCGCACAGAAGGCCGAAAATATGGCCCTGTGGGCCCTCGACCTGGACGATGAGGTGCAGGCCATCGACGGCGAGCTGACCCGCCTGTTGGCCCGGAAACGGGCCGCGCAGAACAAGGCGAAGAGCCTCCGCCAGTACCTGGGCATCATCCTGAACGGGGAGAAGCTCAAGACCCCGCTGGTGTCCGTCAGCTACCGCCGGACGCCGGCGGTGGAGGTGGAGGATGAGCGCGCGCTGATCGAGTGGGCGCAGCGCTCCACCGAGCACGGCGACACCGCCCTGCGGTACCGGGAGCCTGAGATCAGCAAGGCGGGCGTGCGCCAGCTGATCGAGGAGGGCGTGGCCGTCCCCGGCGCGCAGATCGTGACGCACGTCTCCACCATCATCAAGTGACAAATCTGAACTGCCGCGGGTGCTGCCACGCCCGCGTGATCCCCGGACGGCCAGTGCCCTGCAGAGGGGGAAACGGCTACCTCTTTCACCCCGCGCCGCCGGGCTCGGCATGGAGGAATCCTATCTGGCACACCTACCTCCGCCGCCGCGAAGCCTGGCCGCTGCGTCCGTCCATTTTCTGAGATAACTAAGAAAGGAGCAATCCCGTGAACATTTCCAGAGGCATCATCCCCACGGCGAAGAAGGTCGTGATCTACGGCCCGGAGGGCATCGGAAAGAGCACCTTCGCCGCCAAGTTCCCCCGGGCTGTCTTCATCGACACCGAGGGCAGCACCTCCAACATGGACGTGGCCAGGGTGGACCCGCCGCAGCGGTGGCAGGACATCCTGGACGCCGTGGACTGGTTCCTGAAGAACCCCGGCGAGCTGGGCACCCTGGTGATCGACACCATCGACTGGGCCGAGGCCCTGGCCTTCCGGGCTGTCTGCGAGGACAAGAAGGTGGGCGGCATTGAGGACATCCCCTACGGCAAGGGCTACACCTTCGCCAAGGACAAGATCCGCACCCTCCTGGACAAGCTCTCCGCCCTGAAGGACCTGGGCGTGAACGTGGTGCTGGTGGCCCACGCCATCATCAGCAAGTTCGAGCAGCCGGACGAGCTGGGCAGCTACGACCGCTTCGCCCTGAAGCTGAACCAGAAGAACATTGCCCCGCTTGTGAAGGAGTGGGCCGACCTGCTGCTCTTCGCCAACTACCGCACCGACGTGGTCACCACCCAGGACGGGAAGAAGAAGGCCACCGGCGGCAAGAAGCGCGTGATGTACACCGAGCGCAGCGCCTGCTGGGACGCCAAGAACCGCTTCGGCCTGGAGGACCCGCTGCCCTTCGACTTCGAGCCCATCGCCCACCTCTTCGACGTCGCGCCCGCTGCTGTGCCGGCACCGGAGCCCGCACCGGTCCAGGAGGCGAAGAAGCCCAGGAAGAAGGCCGAAGTCCAGGTGACCATCGAGCGCCCCGCCTCCATGGTCAGCGAGGACCCGGAGAAGGACAAGGCCCTGGCCCGGCTCTGGGAGCTGATGAAGGAGAAGAGGGTCGCGGACGTGATGGCCCTGCAGACTGTGGTGGCCGACAAGGGCTATTACCCCCTCACGACACTGGTCCGGGACTATGACCTGGACTTCATCCGGGACGTGCTGATTGAGGCCTGGGACGACGTCAGCAAAGCCATGATGAGCATCATCAACGACCTGCCATTCTAATTTAAGGAGGACATACACATGAGCGAGATCCAGATGAAGACCTACGACTGGGACGACGACATCGTTGAGGACGGCGGCGAATCGCTGGAGAGCGTGCTGCTGCCGGAAGGCAACTACCCCTTCGAGGTGGTGAAGGTGGAAAAGACCTGGTACGACGGCAGCAAGACCATCCCGCCCTGCAACATGGCCAAGGTCTTCCTGCGGGTGGACGGCGGCGAGCGCGGCAAGGGCCTGGTGGTGGAAAACCTCTACCTCTGCGAGCGGATGATCTGGAAGGTCAGCGCCTTCTTCCGCTCCATCGGCCTGAAGAAGCACGGCGAGCCGGTGAACGCCCGCCAGTTCGACCACTGCCAGGGCGAGCACGGCCGCTGCCAGATCTTCGTGGACACCTACACCACCCAGAACGGCGAGCAGCGCCAGAACAACAAGCTCCGCCGCTTCTTCGACCCGGAGGAGGCCGCACCCCAGCGGGCATTCAAGAAGGGGGCCTTCTGATGGCGCTGGAGGACGAGTTCGCAAAGCGGCATCCGACCTGCCCGAAATGCGGCATCTTCACCCGGTTCAGGGTGATTACCTGCTCCAACGGGACGCTCCAGGGGCGCGTTGAGTGCCCAGGCTGCGGCTGGTGGACGAACGTGCCGAAGCTGAAGAACGAAGGCCGTCAGCAGAGCCGGCTTCGGAAATGGCGCTTCGAGGTACTGGAACGGGACGGCCACAAGTGCGTTGAGTGCGGCAGCACCGAAGGCATTGAGGCACACCACGTCAAGCCGAAAGCACTCTTCCCAGACCTGGCCTATGACGTGAACAACGGGATCACGCTCTGCCGCGCCTGCCATGACAATCGCCATCCGTGGCGCGTCCAGTACCGCAGACGGGAGGCGTAACATGACCGACACCACCACCGCCCGCCAGCTGCTGGCCGCGATCCCCTGCGCGTCCCTGAGCTACCAGGAATGGGTAGACGTGGGGATGGCCCTCCACCAGGAGGGCCTCCCTTGCGCCCTCTGGGACGAATGGAGCCAGGCAGACAGCCGATACCATCCCGGCGAGTGTGACCGGAAATGGGCCACCTTCGGCAACGGCTCCACCCGCGTCACCATGGGCACCATCTACCACATGGCCGAGCAATACGGCTACACCCCGGCCGCCGGCCAGCGCACCTACGGCTGGGACGATGACATCATCGCCGACGGCACCCCCATCGACACCAGCGGCTGGTATGGCCAGGACACCGACCCCATGCCGCCGCCGCCAACGGAGTACAGCCCGATCCGCGACGTCTCCGACTACCTGGCCGCCCTCTTCGATCCGGACGACTTCGTCTGCTACGTCACCAACGCCATGCAGGCCGAGGATGGCAAGTGGAAGCCAGGCAACCGGGGCGTGTGCACCCGCACCGCGGGGCAGCTCCTGGAGAGCCTGAAGAAGCACCCGGACAACCTGGAGGACACCTTCGGCACCGTGAACCAGGAGGCCGGCGTCTGGGTCTGCTTCAACCCCGTGGACGGCTGCGGCAGATCCAACAAGAACATCACCGCCCACCGCTACGCGCTGGTGGAGAGCGACGCCCAGGACATCGAAACCCAGTACCGCCTCCTGCAGGAGCTGCGCCTGCCCATCCGGATGCTGGTGCACTCCGGCGGCAAGAGCCTCCACGCCATTGTGGAGATCGGCGCCGTGGACTTCAAGCAGTACCAGGAGCGGGTGGACTACCTCTACACCGTCTGCCGCAAGTACGGCCTGGTGGTGGACACCCAGGACAAGAACCCCAGCCGGCTGAGCCGGCTCCCCGGCTTCAAGCGCGGCAGCGTGATGCAGTACATCGTCGCCCACGACATCGGAGAGAAGGACTATGTCAGCTGGCAGCGCTATATCGAGGACGAGATGGTGGAGCCTCTGACCCTGGCGAACATGGGCGACATCATCGCAGACCCGCCGAAGCTCAAACCCGTGCTCATCGAGGGCATCCTCCGCCAGGGGCACAAGATGATGCTGGTGAGCTCTTCCAAGGCCGGAAAGACCTTCGCCCTCATCGAGCTGGCGATCTCCATCGCCGAGGGCATGCGGTGGCTGGGCTTCCGCTGTCAGCAGGGCCGGGTACTCTACCTGAACATGGAGCTGGACGAGGCCTCCTTCGACGATCGGGTGATCAACGTCTACAAGAAGCTGGGCCTGGAGGACATCCACCCGGACCAGATCGACATCGTGCACCTGCGGGGCAAGGCCGAGAGCATGGAAAAGCTGGTGCCCCAGATCATCCGCACCACCGCCCGGCAGCCATACGCCGCCATCATCGTGGACCCGATCTACAAGCTGGGCATCGCAGACGAGAACGCCGCCTCCGAGGTGGCCAAGTTCTGCAACGCCATGGACAAGCTGGCCAACACCGGCGCCTCCATCATCTACGCCCACCACCACAGCAAGGGAGCCCAGGGCGCCAAGTCCTCCATGGACCGGGCCAGCGGCTCCGGGGTCTTCGCCCGGGACGCAGACGCCCTCCTGGACATGATCGAGCTGCACATCCCCGACGAGATCCGCCCCGCCGTGGTCCAGGAGTACGGCGACGAAAAGATCACCGCCTGGCGCCTGGACGCCACCCTCCGGGAGTTCGCCCGCATCGACCCCATCGACCTCTTCTTCTCCTGGCCGCTGCACATCATCGACGACAACGGCTTCCTCGCCGGCGCCAAGCTGGAGGAATCCGAGCGCAGCATGACCGACGGCAGGGAAAAAGGGGCGATAAAGAAGCGTGTGAAAGCGCAGGCAGATGCAGAAGATTTGCTGGAGGCAATCCGGCGGGACGAGGACTTCAGCGGACACCGCCGCACACAAAACGAGTATGCGGCTGACTTCGGCGTCACCGACAAGACGATCAGGAACTGGATGCGCGCACTGGAAAAACGAGGGCTCATGTAACCGGAAAAAGCGGAAAAACCAGTTATATAGAGAGATTTCCTTTCCGGTATGACCTGGAAGACTTCCGGGAAGGGAAAGCCCGCAGGGGCTGGGCTTTCCTCTTCCTCCGAAGCCTTCACGCGCGCGAGAAAGGACAAAAGCGGAAATGCGTATCGACCTCGACATCACACCGCCGACAGCCACCAGCCAGGAGAACAAGGTGGCCACCATCAACGGCAAACAAGTACACTACAAGAGCGCCAGGGCGAAGCAGACCTTCCGGACCCTGCAGGCAGCCCTCCGCCCCTACATCCCAGACGCGCCCCTGGACGGTCCGATCCGCCTGGTCACCGAGTGGCGCTTCCCCCGCGGGAAGTCCCACAAGGACGGCGAGTGGCGAATCACCCGCCCGGACACCGACAACCTGGTGAAGGCGCTGAAGGACGTCATGACCCGCCTGGGCTTCTGGGTCGATGACAGCCGGGTCTGCTGTGAGCTGATCTCCAAGACCTGGAGCGACCGCCCAGGCATCACCATCATCTACGAAAGGATTGGAGGGGACACCCGTGACACCACCCTGTGACATTCCCTGCCGTGACTACTGGCCCCACGGCATCCCGGACGAGAAGCTGGCCATCTACAAGCAGCTCATCTCCGCTGGCCTCATCGCGAACCAGCACGTGATCTACAACAAGAAGACCGGCAGCGTGATCGTAGAGTATGACAGCCAGATCCCCCACGAGTGGATCCTGGACCATGCCCGGCAGGCAATCGCCGAGGGCGTACAGCTGGAGGTGACAGCATGAACCACACCCTCAACATCCACACCCGCCGCTGCCCGCAGTGCGGGAAAGAGTTCGTCCCCACCAGCCAGTGGGCCTACCGCAACAAGACGAAGACCTGGTGCTC